GTAGGTGGAAGTGGGGAGTCTGGAAAAAGAGTCTATCGTAGGGCTGATCTAATTCGGCTGAAGATGACTGACCCAGATCGTTATGAGGCGTTAAGCGGAGAAATCATGCAAGCGTATCAAGACGGTAGGGTTAGATAATTTAACTAATCGTTTTTTTGGAGATTTAACATGGCAACAGCATTTTCCCCCAGTGGTTCAGTTACCACAACTACAGCAGACAAGTTCATCCCTGAAATTTGGTCAGATGAAATCGTAGCTGCCTACAAGAAAAACTTGGTTCTTGCGAACTTGGTTATGAAGATGAACTTCAAGGGCAAGAAAGGTGACACCATTCACATTCCTGCACCTACCCGTGGTTCTGCTTCTGCTAAAGCCGCTGAAACAGCAGTCACTTTGATTGCTGCTACAGAGTCTGAAGTTACAGTATCTATCAACAAGCATTATGAATATTCACGTTTGATTGAGGATATTGTCGAAGCTCAAGCCTTAAACAGCTTACGTAACTTCTATACCTCTGACGCTGGTTATGCCTTGGCTAAACAAGTTGATACTGACTTGGTTCAGTTGGGTCGTTCAACCAATGGTGGTGCTGGTACAAATGCTTACGCAACTGGTGCATTCATTGGTGGTGATGGCACATCTGCTTATGTTGCCGCAAGCAACAATGAGTCAGCATTGACTGATGCAGCTATTCGCCGCACTATTCAGCGTCTTGATGACACTGATACCCCAATGGATCAGCGTTTCTTCATCATCCCTCCCTCAAGTCGCAATACTTTGATGGGTCTGGCTCGTTATACTGAGCAAGCCTTTGTTGGTGGTACAAACAATACTATCCGCACTGGTGAGATTGGTAATCTGTATGGTATCCCTGTGTTTGTATCAAGTAATACTGATACTGCATCAGGAACTGGTGCTGCACGAGTTTGTTTGATGGGTCACCGTGATTCAATGGTGCTGGTTGAGCAAGTTGCTGTTCGTTCACAAATCCAGTACAAACAAGAGTATTTGGCTACTCTGTTTACTTCTGACACTCTGTATGGTGTTCAGATTCTTCGTTCTGCCGCAAGCGTTAGTGCAGCTAAATCTGCATCAATGTTTGCTCTCTTAGTTCCTGCCTAATTGCAGTTGTTTCCCCCTGCCCTAGTGGTAGGGGGGCTTTTTTAACCTAATTAGGAGAAATCAAAATGGCTGCTGCTACCGCTGTTGTTTCCGCTAGAGACAACGAAACTTTCCGTGGGCTTTTCAGCGACACTTGGTCTGTTGTTGCTACGCTTGATGCTGGTTCTTTGGTTGATGGTGCGGGTGAAACCGAAACTGTTGCCGTACCCGGCGTGGCGTTGGGCGATATGGTCTTGGGTTGTTCTTTTGCCGTGGATGAAGTTGGCATGAGTGTTACTGCTTATGTTTCTGCTGCGAATGTTATTAGTATTCGTGTTCAAAACGAATCTGGTAGCACTGTTGACTTGGCATCTTGCAAGATTCGTCTTGTAGCTGCTCGAATGGTGTAAAGATAGGGGGGCTAGTCCCCCCTTTCTTATTTAAAGGGTTTTATGGCTACTTTTCGTTGTCTTCAATCAGGTAACACTGTAACTTTTACATATCAGCATGATATTGATTCTATGAAGGGTCATCAAGGATATGTGAGGATAGACGAGCCAGAAGTAACCATAGAATCAGAGACTAGGACAGATACCGCATTTCGTGCGCCTGTAATTCCAACAATCAAGCGTATGGGAAGACCCCGAAAGGTAGCAAATGTCTGAGATAGATGCTCGTGATTTTGGTCGGCTAGAGGCTCAAGTAGAGACTCTGCATGGTCAGGTGACTCAATTGAGTACCGATGTAAAAGCCTTGCTTGAACTAGCAAACAAAGGCAAAGGTGGCTTTTGGATGGGGATGACTATTGCTTCAATCATGGGCGGGGTCATTACTTTTATTGCTGATAAGCTGTGGAAATGAAAGAAGGACTCTTATCAGGCAAGGTTTGCCCACTTCCTACTCAGGATGTGACTCTTAACCTAAAGAATCGCAATAATGCTTTCAAGAACTTTGGCTATGGTGCGCCAAACCCACTTGAACCCAATGAAGCGTTTTGGCTGAAGAAAGCCAAGATGTACAACGCACCCACTGCTGTTGTCAAAACTATGCGTTGTGGAAACTGTGCGGCATTCATTCAGACACCAACAATGATGCAGTGCATCAAAGATGGATTGGAAAAGGGTAAAAGCTCACCTAATGAGCTTGACTATGATGAACAGTTTATTGAAGCTGCTGATCTAGGATTCTGCGAATTGTTTCACTTTACTTGTGCAGCACTCCGCACTTGTGATGCTTGGAAATCTGGTGGTTCAATCAAAAAGGACTAATATGAAAGCTAAACCCAAAACTCCCCCTACACCCCCTAAAAAGGGTATTCCTATAGCAATCATGGTTGCAGTTGGTAAACCCAAGGGTATGCCTACTCGTGGCGGTCGGACTGCTACTAACATGATGAAGAAATCTTCAAGAGGTAAATAATGTCTTCTTTAACTTCACCTATTACGCTTCTGAATGCAGTTGTAGCAACTGGTGCATCAACAGCCGTTCAGGTTGATTCTGGTCAACCAGCGTTCTTACAAGTTTCAGGTATTACATCAGCTACTGTTGTATTGCAAGGCAGCCTTGATGGAACAAACTGGTCAACTTTGGGAACTGCATTGACTGCTAACGGAATCATTACCGTTCAAAATGCACCAACGTACTTACGAGCAAATTGCACAGTTTATGTAACAGGCACGATCACCGCAAAGGTTATGTACTAACATGAAAACCAAAGCCCAAAAGAAAATTAGTAAGGTCATGACTGAGTATGGCAAGGGTGAATTGCACTCTGGCTCTAAAACTGGCAAGGTTGTGAAGTCCCAGAAACAAGCAGTTGCTATTGCTTTGTCTGAAGCTGGTATGTCTAAACCTAAAAAGAAGATGAAAAATGGCTACTAAACAAGGTTTGTACGCCAACATCAATGCAAAACAGGCTCGTATAAAAGCGGGTTCTGGTGAGAAGATGAATAAGGTGGGTTCTAAGAATGCGCCTACTGCTGCTGACTTCAAACAAGCAGCAAAGACTGCAAAGAAGCCCAAAAAGGTGAAATAGATGAAAACACCCACTTGGCAAACAAAAGCTGGTCAAAATCCAAAAGGCGGCTTGAATGCCAAGGGGAGATCGTCTTATAATCAAGAAACTGGTGGCAACTTGAAGCCTCCAGTAAAGTCGGGGGATAATCCTCGCAGGGCAAGTTTCTTGGCTCGTATGGCTGGTAACAGCGGTGCTGAGTACAAGGATGGTGAACCAACAAGACTGCTTCTTTCGCTTAAGGCATGGGGTGCTACCTCAAAGGCTGACGCAAAGGCAAAAGCTCAAGCTATATCCGCAAGGAACAAGGCAAAAGCGAAATGAGAGCATTATCAGTTGGCGCAAATCTTACAGCAAACACGCTGACAACCCTCTATACAGTGCCTACTGGTTACTATGCAAGGGTGGTATTGCTACGAGCAGTTAATACAGGTTCGCAAAAACATATTTCTTTTAGTTGGACAGATACCTCTGCGTCTGCTACATATTCTCTTGTATTTGAAACTGCTTTAACTACCAAAACCACACAAGATTGGGGAGGCGTATCTTATTTTGTGATGGAAGAAGGTGACATACTTAAAGCACAATCTGAGGCGGCATCTACATTTTCAGTAGTAGTTACCATTGAAGAAGAAGGATTGACTAGAACATGACCTACCTTGAATTAATCAATGATGTACTCGTAAGGTTGCGTGAGACAACTGTTTCCACGACAACTGAAACAACTTATTCAACTCTGATTGGCAAGTTTGTTAATGATGCAAAGCGTCAGATTGAAGATGCATTTTCGTGGAACGCATTGGGTCAAACAATCACAGTCACTACTGCCGCATCTACAGCATCTTATTCTTTGACAGGTGCTGGTCAGAAGTTTCAAGTGATGGATGTAATCAACACCACTAGCAATGTTGGCCTCACAAACATCAGTTTTGTGGATATGAACCGCAAACTGAACTTTACGCCATTGGTCAACTCTATCCCTACTGAATTTGCTTTTGATGGAGTTGATGCTTCATACGACACCAAGGTAAATCTTTATCCAATCCCTGATGGTGTATACACAATCAAGTTTGCTTTGACAGTCCCACAAGCAACACTCTCATCTGATTCAACAGTTGTACTCGTGAGTGATGTTTTAGTGGCTCAGAATGCTTATGCTCGTGCATTGGTTGAACGTGGTGAAGATGGTGGTCTGTCTTCATCTGAAGCATATTTGTTGTATAAAGCTATGTTGTCTGACCAGATTGCTTTGGAAGGTACTCGCTACCCTGAAAATCAGGAGTTTGTTGCGATATGAGCCAAGCAATTCAAACATACAGCATCTCAGCCCCCGGCTTTTACGGGTTGAACACTCAAGACTCGCCTCTTGATTTGAATGCTGGCTTTGCTTTGGTTGCAACAAACTGCATCATTGACCAGTATGGTCGTATTGGTTCACGAAAAGGTTACTCAAGAGTCAATTCTTCTTCTGGAAATCTTGGCGCAAATGATGTAAAAGTTATTCATGAGCTAGTGCAAGCTGATGGGACTTTGACTGTTCTATTTGCTGGCAACAACAAATTATTTAAACTTGACGGGTCTAATGCTGTTGTTGAGTTGACTTATGGTGGCGGTGGTACTGCACCAACAATCACGGCAAGCAATTGGCAATGTGCATCTTTGAATTCAATAACTTATTTCTTCCAGACAGGTTATGACCCTCTTATTTATGATCCTGCGGTAAGTACAACTACATTTCGCAGAGTTTCTGAGAAATCTGGTTATGTAGCAACAGTTCCAAGTGGAAACATTGTTATCTCTGCATTTGGTAGATTATGGGCGGCAAGTACTTCTACTAATACTTCAACTGTTTATTTCTCTGATTTGATTGCTGGCCATGTTTGGTCAACAGGTACATCAGGCTCTTTGAATGTAGACCGTGTTTGGGTCAATGGTTCTGATGAAATTACAGGACTTGCTGCACACAATGGCTTTCTGTTCATCTTTGGTAAGCGTCAGATTCTAATTTATCAAGGCGCAACTACACCAGCTTCAATGCAATTGAGTGATACTGTTGAGGGCATAGGTTGTATTGCAAGGGATAGCATTCAGACAACCAGCACTGATGTTCTGTTCTTGTCTAATTCTGGTGTCAGATCGTTGATGAGAACGGTGCAAGAGAAGTCTGCACCAGAGCGAGACTTGTCTAAGAATATTCGCAATGACTTGATGAGTACTGTAGCTGGTGAAACATTGGCAAACATCAAGTCTATTTATTCTGAAAGAGAAGCGTTTTACCTGTTGGTGACTCCTAGCATTGATACTACTTGGTGCTTTGACACCAAGGCATATCTGCCTGATGGCTCTGCAAGGGTTACTACATGGGACTCAATCACGCCTAAATCATTTTTATTTCTTAGGAATGGTACGCTTTACATAGGACAGAATGGTTATATCGGCTTGTATGGAACTTTCCAAGATCATACAACTGCTTACAGAATGTTGTACTACACAAATCATGCCGACCTTGGTGACCAGAATGTAACTTCTATTTTGAAGAAATTGTCTATTGTCGTTATTGGTGGAACAAATCAAGACGTTACATTTAAGTGGGGATTTGATTTCAAAACAAATTACTTGTCTGACAACACAACAATCCCAGAGCAAGGTGTTTCTTATTATGGGGTTGCAGAATATGGTGCAAATGCAACAGTTATTGCGTATTATTCTGCTGGTGTTGCATTGCAGACATTGACAGTTGCAGCGTCTGGATCAGGCAAAGTTGTACAAACAGGTTATGAATCTAATATCAATGGTTCTGCATTGTCTATTCAGAAGATTGAAATTCAAACCAAATCTGGCAAGATGAGTTAAAGGAAAGAAATGACTAATTACACAAAATCAACCAACTTTGCAACCAAAGATGCTTTGGCTTCTGGCAATGCCTTAAAGATTGTCAAAGGCACTGAGATTGATACTGAATTCAATAACATTGCTACTGCTGTTGCGACTAAGGCAGATTCAGCTAGTCCTACCTTTACAGGAACAGTGGTAATTCCAACTGCAACGATAACTACTGCAACGATAACTACTGCAACGATAACTACTGCAAATATTTCAGCGGGTACTATTACTGGAATTACTGATTTGGCTGTTGCTGATGGCGGTACTGGCGCATCTACAGCGGCTAATGCTCGTACAAACCTTGGATTAGTTATTGGAACTAATGTACAGGCATGGGATACTGATTTAGATACATGGGCAACAAAAACAGCACCTAGTGGAACTGTAGTTGGCACAACTGATTCACAAACTTTGACAAACAAAACAATAGGTTCTGGATTGGTAATGGGTGCAAGTGCTATTACACATTCAACTGTAATTGCATCTACTAGCGGAACAACCATTGACTTTACAAGCATTCCTAGTTGGGTAAAGCGGATTACTGTGATGTTTAACGGGGTTAGTACAAGCGGTGGAAGCGTTGTCCAAATACAACTTGTTAGCGGTGGAACGGTAGCAACAACAGGTTATAGCACAGGCGCAGGTCAACAAACAGGTAGTAACTCTACAGGTATTTTAGCAAGCGGATTTCCTTTTGCAACTTCTGGTACAGCATCAAGTCTTTACTCTGGGCAAATGATTATAAGTAACCTAACAGGAAATGTATGGACTGCGTCAGGTTGTTTTGTTTCTGGTGTTTCTGGTGCAATAGGTTTTAGCGGTGGCGTAGGTACTGGATTATCTGGTGTATTAGATCAAATTCGCATCACAACCGTAAATGGCACTGATACTTTTGATGCTGGTTCAATCAATATTCTTTACGAGTAAACATGAATAATCCTGAAATAATTCATCACTTTTCTGATGGTTTGTACGCCAAGGAATCTGTGTTTCCTGCTGGAATGTCT